CCTTTCCTTTTTGTATAGGTAAGTCCATGCAATGAACAGCTACATTTCTACCGCTTTGCAAAACTCTGTAAAGTTCCTTTATTAAGAATCCAAACTGAATCAAAAATTCATTGTAATCTTTACTATTACCCATATCTTCTAAGTGGCTTGAGTATGTGTAAAGTTCTGCAAATGGCGGAGAGAAAACAGATAGCCCAACACTTTCACTTGGTACATCTTTAATTAACTGAATACAATCGCCTCTTTTAATATTGAAGAATTCATTTTGTTCTTCTGTTACATCAAACGCATTTGATTTCATTTGTTCATTGTTTAAATTAGCATTAATCGCTTTGCTCATTTCGTCTTGCATAAGTTCAAATTGTTTTTGTTTATTATCTATTGATTGTTTTACGTTTGCCATTGTATCGGTAGTAATTAAATGAATGTTTACTTCATTCTTTTGCCCGAATCTATAAGAACGTCTTATCGCTTGGTATAATCCCTCAAAGCTAAAATCTAAAGAAGCGAATATTTGATTTCGGCAGTTTTGATAGTTCATACCAAACGAAGCTATTTTAGTCTTAGTAATTAATACTCTGAATTCATTATTTGCGAATCCTAAAAGCATCTTTTCTTTATACTCTGAACTATCTGAACCTTTAACCTCAACAGCAGACGGTATTAATTTTTTCAAATATTCACCTTCTTCATTTTGCTTAATCCAAATGATGAAATTTTCATCGCTATTATTTACCAATGAAATAGCATCTTCCATTCTTTCAATCTTAGTTAACCTCAACTCTTGATTAAAGTTCGTAGCACTTATAATAGCATCGTTAAATAGTTGCCCGTTATCTCTTTTTGGCGTAGTTATTTTACGCTCTAAAATATTCAAAGTAGGTAAGTTATAACCTTCCATTGTAAAACCTATATCCTGAGGCTTATTTAACATTATAGCCCACGTACCAATAAACTGGTAAAATGTTTTTACAGCGTGTCCTTTCAATCTCCATTTAGCTGTTTCACCACCATCATGCACAAAGTACATTGCAAGCATTTCATTTCTACCCATAACATCTAAGAACTCGCTATGGTTTCCAAGTTCCATCGGGTCATTTGGCGATGGTGTTGCGGTGCAAGCCAGCTTGTAAGGAGTATTTTTAAACTTATCAATGATATTCTTTTTTGTTTCTCCTTCAAAGTTTTTTAAAATAGAACTTTCATCTAAAACAATACCCGAAAAAATAGAGCAATCAATATTATCAAGTTGCTCATAGTTTTGAATTACTATGTTAGTGGTGTCTATTCCGAATCGTTTAGCCTCGTTTAATGTTTGCCCTTTAACAGCTAAAGGTGCAAGTATTAGCACTGGTTTATTGGTATGTTCTGCAACCTTCTCGGCAAATGTTAATTGCATTAATGTTTTACCTAAACCACAATCGGCAAATATCGCATACTTACCAGCCTTTAAAGCCCTCTTAACTATAAACCTTTGAAAAGGAAATAGGCTTTTATTAAGTGCATCATCAGGTAATTCAAAGCCGCTCTCAACGTGCTTTTTTTGTTTCTGTTTTAAAAATTCTAAGTAATCCATGTTTATTTGTTTTTGTTTGTTTGAAAATTTAACCCTGCATGAATCTCGCACACACTTTTAACCTCCGATTGTATCCATTACTCTTCGGCTAATGTTCTGTAATTAAACTAAGGGGAAAGAACGTCGTTTGTTTGATTTTTCAAATGTAGTATTTTATTTTGATTGTGCAAACTTATTATTAAAGTTTAGTAAAATAATTTAAATTGTTCATCAAAATAAATATCATGCACCGCGTTTTTATCTGTGCATATTTTTACCCCGTTAAAGAACTCTATTAAGTAATGTGTCCTATCCTCTTGCAGAATAGTAACAAGTTCGCGCTGCTTACACCAATAGCCTTTCTTCATATTACACTTCTTTATATTCAAAATATTTAACCAGTATCTTGTATTTGCCTGTGCGCTTTAAAAACTCAATGCACGCATCCTCAGTTAATTCATTATTAAAGTGTTTAATTTTTACATCTGAGCCGCTAATATAATTCTTTCGCTGCCAAGTTTTACGGCTTAATTGTTTTGTCGCCCCTCGTAAAAATTCAGCGCAGTACCCTGTTGTGGTGTAATTGACACCTAAGCCATTCTTACGACACTCCGCAGCAAATTCATTAGATGAGAAAAACTCATTCATTGCAATTAATGATTTTTGAAAAATTACTTTTCTCTCGTGTGAATGTTGTTTAGTTATAATTTGATTTTCCATTTTGCTTGTTTTTAATTGTTTAAAATTTAGTAAAGTATTCAAGTTGCTCGTGAAAGTAATCGTTTGCCAGCTTAATTTTAGATAGCATCAATTCAACATCGGCAGGAACTATATCCCACGTCTTGGTGAATAAACCAAAGTCATTCGGCACTCTACTATCAAACCAGCACAAAGTACACTTAGACGCGTTGCGAAGGTAGGCATCGCTTGTAATTTGCCAATAACGATTAGACAAATTTTGTCTAATGCTTTCAACACTTTCAGCACAACGAATCTCAGTTAAGTGGTTAGCTGTGTTTAAACATTTCACTTCCAAAGCAGAATCAATCTCACGAATCCAGCCGTCAGATGAACCTCCGTAGTTCATACCTTCGATATAGATAAACTTCGTTTCAATAATTTCAAAGTTGTGCATTTTAGAAAGCCATTGTTTAGCCAGCGGTTCATTGTCAACACCCCATTGCATAGCCTTATTGACTGGCACCTCCTCAACTATTCCCGTTAAACTTTCAGCAACTTTCTGCATTATGTAAGTCTTAGCGCCTTCGCTTAGTACTTCCGTTTTCTTTTTTGGATCGCTCATCAGTTTATAAATTTCAGATGAAGTAAACAACCCTAAACGGGCAGCGTGCCACTCAGGGCTACGCTGTTCCGCTTCTACTATTATTCTGCTGTGTTCCATTTTGTTGTTGGTTTAGTTTGAATTGCTGTAATATCATAAACTTCCTCTTGAGTCATTATACCCATTGACACCTCAGGCGCGAATTGACGCGTGAAGAATGCAGCTGCCCGGTAGCGCATCATTAATTGTGGCATTGTTTTCCATTTGCTACCAGCTTTATCAATCCACTTTTCAGCAGCAGCCATTTCCATAGTAACCCAAACACCTTCTACTTTGTCGCCTGTTGCTAAGTCAATCGCCACCCCTCTACATCTACCACCGTTCTTATCGTCTTCTTCAAATCTAAGCGGTGAAAATTTACGGCTCGCGTTTAAAGTTGCGATTAAGAATTGAGAACTCCACGAAGGTTTGCCATGCACGATGTACAAGTTCTGCATAACCATTAATTCGCTTGCACCTATTCGCTTTGCTACATCGATAGCGATAAGGCAGTTTGAAATATTGCCCTTATATTGCACTGGCACCAAGTCGCTAACACTTAAAGCCTTTGCTACTCTCATCGCGTGCTCAAACCCTTCTTTATTGCCGAAAGTACTTAGTTCACCGCCTTGTTGAGGTGCTGGATGCAATGTTATATTGCTTTCTGTTTGCTCACCTACTTGGTGCGCCTCGCCTTCATTCACCAATTCAATGATCGGCTCAATGTTGACATCTGTGATTGTTGTTTGTTTGTTTTCCATTTTGTTTGATTTAGTAAATTTTTAATTTGTCGACTTGCTTATTGTATCGCTCTTTAAGTCTTTCCAGCACCATCATTTGAATCTTCTCCTGATGCTCTACTGACTTTTTAAAGCTATTGTAATTTTGTTTAGCAATCTTTTGCTGCACCCATCGGATGTCGAAATCAATTTGACCTATCGTGTCAAGCGTTTCTTGAATTTTACTTTTTAGCATATTACTTTGTTTTACGTTTTGCAATGTTTATATTCTCCTCGCTTGCTTCTATAAAGTTCACACCGTCAATAGTGGTAACGGGAAGCCTCCTCGTTTCGATTAAATAATAGATGCGCACAGGCGACTGATTCACCAGCCTTGCGAAGTTCGCTTGTTTTAATAGTTCTTTTTTTGCCATTTTAGTAATTGGTTTAAATTGTTATTCAGCAAATATAGACAAACTTTATTAATTAACAATATAACTAAACAAAATAAGTTATAAACATTAGATTGTTCATAAACTTTATTAATAAGTTTTGTTTAATATCCAAATAACTTTTCTATATTTGCTAAACAAACAATTAAAAACAAATATTATGAAGCAGTTTAAATTATCATTTGAAGACAAACAAGGCAACGAATTAACGGTAAGAGTAGTTGATGCTTACGACCAACGCGATGCCGATGCTATTGCAGAAATTCATTTTGCTACAAGTATGATTAACGACTTATTCATTATTCGAGTAACAGAATTAAATTAAAACAATTAAAACGAAACATTATGTACGACATTAACAAATTTTTAGAAAACAGACGCTATATAGTTAGCGCGATTGACAAATTAGAATTCAACTTGGAATGTGTTGGCGACCACGCTCACGAATCATTTGAATTCGAAATAGATATGGGCAATGTTAGCTTGATAGTAAATGCAACTATCATGGAAACCTTTGTTGCTTATAGCAGAGAGACACGCGACGAGCCAGCAGACTATTTGCTTGAACGCGAATTTAATGAGATTAACGAGGCTTATTACATCACCAGTGAAGGCGACGAAATACCTTGTACCGATAACGAAATTGAAAAAATTAAAAACGTAATTAAATCTTTAATATAATGAACGCATACCAAACAGAACGCGCTTACCTAAAAGTGATTGACACTATTATAAGTTGCAAAACAAAAGACCAGTTAAGAACTGCTGAGAGAATGGCTGACTTTTTTATTAGCCGATTCAAAAAGCCAAGCGTTTTAAAGTTGAACGTGAAGACACTTATTCAAAATCATTCAATTAATTGCATATGAAAATAGAAATTGTGAATAAAATAGAAGCAATGATTAAAAATGAGGAGAAGCACCTTGATTGGCTGCAAAGCAACAACGCACCTCAGGAATTCATTGAACTTTCTAAATGGCATATTATTCATTATGCTGAAAGGCTTAAAGAATATCGAGAATCTTTAGCAACACCACAAAAAGAATGGAAAACTTTTATGATTGAAACATTGAGCCAAAAAACAGATGTCCCTTATAGATTCTTTTCTCAGTATTATTCCATAAACGAGGCAAGAGAACATCATAAGCGAGCAATTTCAATTATAGAAGTTAAATTAACCATTGAACCAGTAAATAGTTAAACAACCCTAAAAACAAAATAATATGAAATTAAATTTAAATGCAAAAATAGACAAGATTAATACATTAAAAGGTAAAGAAGAATTTAATGTATCCGACTTAATAAAATTATTAAGCAAATTAGATGAAAGTGCAAAAATTAGGTTTGGAGTACGAATAAAAGAAAATGTTACTGGTTTTTTCCAAGATGATAATTTTATATTTAGATTAACATATGATAACATCGAAGATGAAGATGAAGGAAATTATGTTATTGAAATTCTCACAAACGCCATAGGTGAATTAGAACTTATTAAACAATAGTGATATGCAAACAGCATACGAAATAATGAATAAGCACTTTAAAGAATGTTTTGAAACGCACAACGAAAAGGTATCCGAAAAGTATATCCTTTACTTTCATAAGGCTATGAAGGAATACGCTCAACAAGAACGTGAAAAAGCAGTATCTGAACTATTAGGATTAATTCAAAATAAAAAGTAGTATGCCTCAAACGTATTGCGCCCGATGTGGCAAACCTATTGCAGTTGATAAATGGTATCTGTGCGAAGATTGCGATAGGCTGCAGCCTCGTTATTTAGCAAGCAAGAAACCACCAATAATAAAAAAGTTGTATGATTTCAGTAAATAGTATTTCAGTTGGTAAGACGAGCGCATTTATGGCTGTTCACTACCCAGCAGATTATGAAGTGTTTTCTCTTGTTAGGATTGAGGATATTAGATGTACCCCAACAGATAAGAAGTTAGTTCAATTTATATCCGATAAGATAGGAATGGAATTTATCGCAACTGCTGAAAGCGACACAACACTTAAAGCTGTTATTGATTTAGAGCAAAAGATAGGAAAGGAAATAATATGGGTAACTGGTAACACGTTTGAATCGGTCAATAAAAAAGCAACTGGAGGGAAAGGACTTCCAAATATGAATTGGCGATTCTGCACTACGGAAATGAAGATGCGCCCAATATGGGATTGGTGGTTCAAGAACATCAATAAAGTGGTTAAAATGGGGATAGGTTTCCGATACGATGAGCAAGAAAGAGCAACAAGACTATCAACAACCTTTAAAGGAATAGTGGGTAAATCTAAAAGCGGAAAACGTAACAAGTGGGATGAACTTGAATGGAGAGAGGGATATTTCCCACTCATTGAAAATAAAGTGATGCACTACCAAGTGAAGCAATGGGCTGATAAAAGTGGAATTGTTTTTCCCGATGATAGTAATTGTGTGGGCTGCTTTCATAAACCAGTACAGCAGCTAAGAAAAAACTTTGAAGATGAACCATTAAAAATGAATTGGTTTTTAGAGCAAGAAGTCCACGCTAAATGGAAAAAAGAAATGACTTACAAGCAAATAAAAGGAATAGGTTTGCAACAAGATTTTAATTTTGGAACTGGTAGTGGTTGTCAAGCTGGTTTCTGCACTGACTAAATTATTACTTAGCAAGCATAAAGCCACCAACAACACCAGCTACAAAGATAGCACCTTTAAACTTATAGGAGTTGTACCATTTAGGAGAAGGCTTGAAGGTGAATGCTCTCAGGCTTTCTCCTTTGATGTTGGGATTGCTATTCTCAACTATTACAGAAAGTGAATCATCTTTAAGCCAGTTGCTTTTTTTTTTAGCGATGATAAACGTCTGC